GACATTGAAAATCAACATTTCAAATCTTACCCAAGCCTTAAAGAGTACGGTTGTACTTTTAAAGCAGGTCGTAAATTTTGTAAAATTATCATTACTGACGGTAATGGTGGCGACAGAAGTGTATGGGGTTTCATTAACTTAACACACGAAAAGTTCAACGAAGGCGATGTACTTTTAGCTCAAGGATGGGCAGGACCAGCTCTTAACAAACCTAGAGGCAACCTACTTAGACAGAATTACAAAGTAGATTCTAGAAACCAATATGGACCTGGATACATTTCAGGTTACACAGCTGGTGGTAAAAGAGACGGAGGGTTAGTATAATGGCACAGCCAGAATTTAACTTTGACCCTGCCGAAGAACAAGCAGCATCAGACTATGCTGCTGAGGCACACCACATGGAACAGGAAGAGCGCCAGGCAAAAGAAGAAGGATACTGCATACATTGTGGTTCTGACATAGACGATTGCACTGGTTATAAATGTTGGATATAAGGAGAACTATTTGTTCAATCATATCGAAGTTGAAATAGATCAACTAAAAAGAAAGAATACAGACAAAGGCCGTAGGTACGAAACACCTGACGGTCGTTTGTATCCTTCTGTTACTACAATTCTATCTCATAAATCTAAGCCCTATATTGATGCTTGGAAGAAAAAGATAGGTGAGGCAGAAGCTAACAAAATTTCATCTAGGGCTGCTAAGCGTGGCACATCAATGCACAAATTAGTAGAGTATCATTTGTTAAATGAAACAAACCTACATGAGGAAGGAGTTCAATCCTTAGACTTGTTAGATAAAGAAATGTATATGAACAATATGAAGCCTTTGTTATCTGATATAGACAACATTAGAGCTTTGGAAGCAACTATGTACTCAGATCATTTACGCCTAGGAGGCCAAGCAGATTGTATTGCAGAATACAAAGGCAGACTTTCTGTTATAGATTTTAAGACTTCCAACAAAAGAAAAACAAGATCACAATGCTATAATTACTTTATACAATGTTCTGCTTATGCTATTATGTTCGAAGAAAGAACAGGCATTCCTGTAGATCAAACAGTAATATTAATGGCACAACAAGACGATGGTCCTGCTGTATTCACAGCAACAAGGGACGAATTTGTACCTAAACTTCTCGATGCAAGAGACGATTACGAACTAGCACAACTTTAACTGTCCGTAGCTCAATTGGATAGAGCAACAGCCTTCTAAGCTGTAGGTTACAGGTTCGACTCCTGTCGGACAGGCCAATTTGTATAAATAAAACGGTTATCAATGTTTAACCCATATAGGGACATTAAGTCCCAAGGAAGTAATATGAAAAGAATAATAAGCGCTTTATTCTTATTTACTGCCGTAGGATGTGCTTCAGTAGCAACTGGTATAGACACAGCTAGAAATGTAGTATCAACAACTGTTCAAACAGGCATGCAGGCGGGAGCCGACATGGTTGGAGCAGTAGCAGAAGATGTTTCTGATGTTGTTACAACAACTGCAAATGTTGCAGCTGGCGTTGTAGATACTGTAACTGATGAAGTACAGGATCAAGCAAAAGAGCTTGAAGTCAAAGAACCTGACTTTCCTACAAGTAAGTTAAAAGAAGACTAAGCGTACTCAACTGGTAGGGCGCATCATTTGATTTTGGTGGCCCTGCTTTTTTATGCACACTATTTACATCTTAAATACCTAAAAGTTACAAATACATTAATGTAAATAGAGTCACTATGTATAAATATAAGTGATATAGGATGTGCTTATATCACAATATTAACAAAATTTATAGGAGATGGTGTTATGACCACAGCTACTTTCGGCGAGGTAGCGAAGCTCATAGGAACCAATGTTGATAGACTAAGAGAGAATGACAAAGTTTGTCTAATCTGCGATGCGATTCAATTAGTAGCGATAATGATAGCTCCGTTACTTTTGCCAATAGGAATAATTTATGCCTCAATGCAAGGAGGTCTTTATTAATGAAGACTTTTAAGCGAGGACTTTTTTATGGGAAGCATATTATTATGTTAATGCCTTTGATAGGTGTTACATACATAATTATATCTTTCTATAATTATACCAGTTAATCTAGCTCATAGATCGGAAAGGGTGTCTTAGAGGCGCCCTTTTTTGTGCCTGATGTTATATATAGTTATAGCAGCAATGGAGAGAATGATGGCTAAAGTAATAGCATTGTTCACAGTAATGTTCATGCTTATTGGATGTGGCGCACATGTTAATATTTCAGCGTCAGCACCAAAAGGCAAAGACTTAGACATTACAGTTAAAACAACAGAATCACAGGGAAACTAGTAACTCAACAGACAAGCCCCTATGTTGAATTTCCTACAGGGCAATTAAAAGGACAATAAGGTCCTATGCGCTCTTTACATTTGCCCCTCACGAAAGTATAATAAATACTATTATGCGTAAGAAGAAACTAAAACTTAGAAATCCTGTAGCCCGTTATGCAAAACTGTTTAACAAGGCCACGGTAGTACCGGACAAAACTAAGTACAATCGAAAGAAGGATAAGAAAGTTTCTGAAGACGTAGATTAATAAAGGGGGAACCATATGCGTAAGTTATGGATAACATTACCAATATTATTTTTTGTAATGTATGCTGAGAGTATAGAGGCTAAGCAAAAAGAGATAGAATGTTTAGCACAGAATATATACCACGAAGCAAGGAGTGAGTCTACAGCAGGAAGAATGGCTGTGGCTCTTGTAACATTGAATAGAGTGAAGGATGAAAGATTTCCTAACACTATATGTGGTGTTGTAAAACAAACGAAGTATTATCCTAGTGGAAGAATAGATCTTCACTCATGCCAATTTAGTTGGTATTGTGATGGGAAACCAGACACAATAAAAGATGAGAACTGCTACAAAGATATTCTTTTAATTGCAGAAGTTATGTACACATACGAAACAGAAGACTTCACACAGGGTTCATTGTGGTATCACAGTCCTAAAGTAAAACCTAAATGGGCTATGGTATATAATAGAACAATAACAATAGACAACCATATCTTCTATAAAGATGTTGACTAAAGCAATCAATGGTCGTATAATTAGCACATGTTAACGGATTTACCTCATGTAATAGTAACAGGCGGATGTGGCTTTATAGGATCACACCTTACAAAAAATTTATTGGATAATGGATTTTGTGTAACAGTGGTGGACGACAACAGAACAGGAAGTGTATTCTTAAATCATAACAGCGTAGAATATCATAAATGTGATGTAGTTGATTTTAATCCTCACTTAAATTCTATAGAGCCACCATCTGCCATTTTTCATCTGGCAAATAGCCCTAGAGTTCGTAGAGCATTAGAGTATCCAACAGAGACTATTACAAATAACATAACAACAACCTGTGCAGTTGCAGATTGGGCTAGGATATTTAATTGTAAATTATTCTTTTCTACATCTTCAAGTACACAATATGTTGAGTCTCAAGGCAATCCATATACATTTAGCAAGGTTGTTTGTGAATCTATATTAGATATGTACAGAAAACTTTATGCTTTAGATTATGTTTTAATGTTTTATTATAATGTATATGGACCAGGTGAGGCAGACTATGGAGAGTATAGTACGGTTGTTAGAAAATTTAAGAATGATTATTTAGAAGGCAATCCCTTAACAGTATTTGGCACAGGTAAAAAAGAAAGAGACTTTACGCATGTAGATGATGTAATACAAGGCATCCTACAACTAATGGCAGATCCAACTCTTCCTTCTGTAGCACATTTTGGAAGTGGTGATCCTAAATCAATCTCATCAATAGCAGATTGTTTTAAGCACCCTATTGTACATTCGTTTGATAGAAAGGGAGAGGCAGAAAGAACACATTGCCAAAATCCATATATTCAATCCACGCATAATGTACATGATTATATTAAAGCGTGGGTTCAGGAGAATAAGAGTGGAACCAAGAGTAGTAATTGATAACACGATAGAGATGACAAAAGAAAAAGTAAGCGACATATTCCTAGTAACAAAAGAGTTCCATACTTCAACGGAATTTTCACAGTTTATAGAGAAAATGGCCTTTAATACTTCTTCACAGTGCATGGATATTGTATGTGATTATTGTATTAAAAAAGAGATAGAAATAGAAAGTGTTTCTAAATTTTTAACAGCATCTTTAAAAGCAAAAATTAAAGAAGAAGCATTAGATTTAAATTTATTAAAAGAAAAAAGAAAGAGTAAGTTGCCCCTGTGAAAATATTTTGTTCTATTGCATCATACCAAGATCCAATACTACCTTATACAATAAAATCTATTTTAGAAAATTCTAAATATAAAAATGATTTAGTATTGGGAGTATTTGATCAGTCTAAAGATATTCTAAAAGATCTTCCAGACAATGTGCGATATAAAACTTGTGATCCCGAAGATGCAAAAGGTGCCTGTTGGGCACGAAGTACAATACAAACAGATTTGTTTGAAGGTGAAGATATCTTTATGCAGATAGATTCTCATACATTATTTGAAAAAGACTGGGATAAAGATTTATTGGAAAAATATTCTAATTGTTTTAACTGGTTTGAGAAACCTATTATAACAGGATACCCAAGAGGCTTTGATGTTTTAGTTTCTAAGGGAGGATTTTTAAATACAGATGAAGAGTATATATTTAGAATAACAACAGACGACTCCGATCAAACACACGCATTACAATTACATCTACCTTGGGTAAGAGGCTACAACCCTGGTCAAATGGCACATGTCATACCAGGTAAAAAATATTTTAGAGGCTTTGCCATGGCAGGCGGAGGCATATTTACAGAAGGCAAATGGGTTGAAGAAGTTCCATACGATAAAGAAATATATTTTAACGGAGAAGAAGCAACACTTGCTTTACGATCTTTTACACATGGCTATGATATGGTGCATGTACCTAACTTGCCTTTATATCACTGGTACAATACAGAAGAAATAGAATTAAAAAGAGAATTACATTGGGACGGCAACCCAGAAGAAAAAGAAAAAATTATAAACGAATCTTTTAAAAAAGTAGATAGAGTTCTACAAGGCAAAGTTACAGACAAATATGGTATAGGTAACAAAAGAACATTAAAAGAATATGCAGATTTAAGTGGTATGGATTATGAGAATAAATTAGTACATATAGGTAAATCCACTTTTATAGATTATGAAAATAAAGAATTAAGTTTAGATGAGGACTTTGAATAGTGGAGCCTTTCAAAGCATATAAAATACATGTTGCAATCAAAGAACATTTTTGGAGCAAGTATGATATGCAGAAGTGGCCGTATGCTTTTAAAGACAAATACAAGTATGGTACAGCAATTAATATACCATATAAAGTATTTGAATCTAAACAAGGACTGCCTGGTATGTTTGAAATGGTATGTGATAAATTCAAACAACCTGAATTTGTAGCATTGTCTGTTGCTAACGCTGTAGCTGGTGATAGAAGATGTGGCATGCCTTATGGAATAAGTAGCCAACAAATATTCAAAGATTGGATAAGTAGGCGAGACAAAATTGGATACACATTTGGACAAGATCTGGATACAATAGATAATGCAGATCAAATTCTAATGAGTACTGATAACGATCATCCTATAGAACTGAGGTTGTTGTTAGGTAAACATATAACAATAGAAAGCGTGGTTATATTAAACCAACTACAACCGTTCTTAGATGATTATATTGGCGATTTAATTATAGGAGATACATGTATGTTAATTAAACGGTATACACCTTTCTTAAAAGGTATTGTGAATACCAAAAAGTTACATGTCAAACATCTAACTCTTATAAATAAAATTGCTAGTACTAATTCTCTTAGGAGAAAATAAGTATTGGAAATCCATGTCCCTTCGGGGACATGGGTCACTTAATACAACGCTAATACAACGCTAATATAACGCAAATACGGAGAAAAAATATGTCGTTTAATACACTTTCAGACCTCAGAAAACAAAGAGGCAACTTCGACAACTTAATGAAGGAAGTCGAAAAAATCTCAAACCCTAAATCAAATTTTAAGAAAGGCGATGACAGGGAATGGAAACCCACAGTAGATAAAGCAGGTAACGGATATTCAGTTATTCGATTCTTACCTTTGTCTCAAGGTGCAACAGATACTGGTGTACCCTGGGTTAGAGTTTTCAACCATGGCTTTCAAGGCCCTGGTGGAAAATGGTATATTGAGAACTCTCTCACAACTCTTAACAAGCAAGATCCTGTTTCAGAACTTAATACTGAACTATGGAATTCTGGTGTGGAGGCAAACAAAGAGATTGCTCGTAAACAAAAAAGACGCCTAAATTATTGGGCTAATATTTTGGTAGTAGAAGATCCTTCCAATCCTGAGAATGAAGGCAAAGTCTTTATTTACAAATTTGGTAAAAAGATCTTTGACAAAATCCAAGATGTTTTGAAACCAGAGTTTCAAGATGAGAAACCAGTTAACCCTTTCGACTTTTGGGAAGGTGCTAACTTTAAACTAAAAATTCGACAAGTAGAAGGCTATCGTAATTATGATAAAAGTGAATTTGATTCGCCTTCTTCTATTGCAGAAGATGATGCTAAAATTGAAGCAATATGGAATACACAATATGACTTAGGTACTCTTGTGTCTCCAGATCAATTTAAATCTTATGATGAGTTGAAGTCTAAACTAGACATGGTTCTAGGAACAAAGACTGTCCCTACAGCAGAGTCCATTTCAGCACAAACTAATGATGCTGAGGATGATCACTTTGTACAAAAGGCAACCTCTGTAGAAGCTTCAGCTCCTGCACCTGTATCTACTCCTGAGCCAGCAATTGCTGATGATGAAGATGATACTTTAAGTTACTTTAAACAGCTTGCTGACGAAAAGTAAATAAAACCTAGAGTTTTGGGGGCTCCTAACGGAGCCTTCTTTTTGACTAATAAATAGTAATATGAAGTACACAACCAAGACAGCAATTAAATTAGCTATATTGTTTTCAGTAGCAATAGGTGGGCTGGCATATTGGTTAATACAAGGTGCAACATTATTACAGTTTATATTTGCATTTGTAATGTTATCCTTCGTATCTCGAATAGCAAATGCAGGTTATCATAGATGGTTAACACATAATCAATTTCAACCTACATGGCTAGGTAAAAATATGATGTTGTATTTCATGGTACTTACAGGCGAGGCACCACCTGGACATTATGTAATAGCACATTTAAATCATCACAAGTATACAGATGAAGAAGGCGATCCTCATGGTCCTAAACAAATAGGATTTTGGAACTTAGCATTAGGTAGATATGGAGAAACAAAGCCTGTATTCATGAGAAATTATGCCAGACATAAAGATGCTCAATGGGTAACAGAACATTATTGGAGATTATATCTTGCTAATTGGATATTGTTTGCCTTAATAAATCCTTATTTAAATGTATGGTTGGCGTGCATGTTTTGTTGGAGTTGGCTACAGATGATTAATTTAAATTGGCGAGGACATGGTGGTACACAAGGAACTCCTACAAATTTAGGTAGAATATCTAATTTGTTTATGGGAGGAGAAGACTATCATAAAAATCACCATGATAACCCAGGCAAACTTGTTATGGGTAAGTGGGACACGACAGGAAAATATTTGGTTCCTTGGTTATTAGCAAAATGAAAAAGATATTAGGACTACCATTATATCATGTAAGCAATGTGGGCATGGATCTTATTCCTGACTTACAAGATTCTATAGAAAAACTACAAGAAGAAAAACAAGACTGGGATAGACAAAAAAGTAAACTTTCTATATACACAGAAGAGGGTGAACATAAATTTAAATTAAAAATAGATCCTATGGAAGGTGTGAAAGGGTGGAGCGAATTACAAAAAATAATAAAAGATCATGTGATGAATTATTATTACTTTACACAACCTATAGATGATGATTTCCAACAAGGACCTGATTCTAAATTAAGAGATTCTTTAAAAAACTTTTGGCACAATTATGCTTGGTATACTTATTTTGATGAAACAGATTCTTATGGTTGGCATTCACATACACAATATTATTTAATTGTTACCTACTATGTAAGAGCAGATGAGGAGCATGCACCCATACAATTTAAGTCTCCTATATCAGACATGTACACATCTTGGACATTAGGAACAAAGAAAGCAGAACTAAAAGAAACAATACAACCTAAGACAGGCGACATAATGATATGGCCTGCTTGGTTGGAACACCAAGTACCTTCAATACAAGAAAAAATATTAGATCATAGTACTATTGAAGAAGGACATAAATATACAAACAAGAGGATTAGCATAACAAATTGTTTCGTTAAACCTCATCAACAATTTTTACATACACAAGGGAAGTAATTATGGACAGGACTAATGTCTACGAACAGTTAAAAATCGACGAGGGCGTCGTATATGAGATCTATCACGATCACTTAGGCTATCCTACATTTGGCGTAGGACATCTTATTTTAAAATCAGATGTAGAACACGGTCAACGGCAAGGCACAGCAATCTCAGAAGAGAGAGTTAGAGAATGTTTTGAACAAGATTTAGATATATCTATATCAGAATGTGAGGCATTGTTTAAGGATAATTGGAAAGAGTATCCTGGCGAACTACAAGAAGTTCTTGTTAATATGATGTTTAACTTAGGTAGAACTAGACTAGGTAAATTTAAGAAATTTATTGGTGCAATCAATGAGGGAGATTGGAATAAAGCTTCTATAGAAATGATGGACAGTCGTTGGGCTGTACAAGTAGGACCTAGAGCTAATAGACTCCGTGATAGAGTTCAATCGCTTTAAGTAAATCTTCGGTCCATTGCTCTGTGAATGGTACTATCATTGTTTCTAATTCCTGGGCTACCCATAACACCTATAAGCTTATCATCTGATTTTCCACTTGCCGGTGCACTAGTAGAGTTATTGTTTACTACAACTGGTTGGGGTTGAGCGTTAGCCATATCAGTAGCTTCTCCACTTAATCGTCCCATATTTTCAACTGCCAATGCTGTTTGATTACCTTCAGCATTAATGCCTGCTTCGTTTAATGATGTCTCATCTAATGTTCCTGATTCTAGTTTTTGCACCATCTCAGCTTTAGCATTTCTTTTCTCTTCTAAAGTATCTTTAACTAGTTGCATATCTTCACCTGTTAAGTCATCATCTTTTATAATAGCTTTAAGTTGACTTATAGATGCGTCTTTAAGTTTTTCCTTATCTATTGTAGACTCACCAAAAAAGTTTTCGTCATACAAGCCACTTTCTTTAGCTTGATCCATACCTGCTTCTAAGTCTGTGGTTGTAGTGGCATCTGTAATTGCATTCTTTATCATGCCTATAGGACTGGCATCAAATGCTTTACTAAAGAATCCTCTATCATCAACACCTGCTTCTTTTATATTGGCATCTTCTGATTTAATAACATCGTCTATATTTTCACCTTGTGCAACTCTCTTTTCTATTCTAGCTGCTAGTTCTGGATCTTTCTCTTTAAGTGCCTCTAGTGTTTGATCTCCTGTTTTACCATATATACCTTTGGATATAGTATCTGCATCTGCGAGTCCAAATGTTAGTGCTGATAAAGCTCCACCTGCTGCACTAGCACCTTTCATGCCTAATGTTGCATCTTTGCCTTCTACACCAAATTCATCTGTTTTTCCAAACTGATTAAATGCTCCAACACCTGCTGTAATAGCGGCAAGTCCTAAGCCCACACCAGGTATAAATCTACCTGCTGCACCCAGTCCTCTGGCTAACCCACCTGCTCCTTTCATCAAACCTTTTGCTCCTTTGGCTAATCTGCCTAGTTTACTTTTAGGTTTTCTGCTTCTCTTGTTCTTACGGTTTTTCTTGTTCTTACGATTGCCCATAAGCATATCCATCATGCCACCGCCACCGTTATCACCACCACCACCGCCCATGCCACCGGCTTCAATGTTTTGTAGTGACTCTAACATTTGCTCTAATGTGTCTAATTGTTTCTCTGCAAATGATTCTGTGTCTTGTCCTGTTCTTTCATCTTTACCTTTAATAGCATCTGCAAGTTCATCAAATTTTTCTTCTAAGTGCGTATCATGTGTAAAGATAGATCCTTCTGTTGTAGCTTCTTCTGTTAACTTTTTTAAATCTTCTGCTGTAGATTCTGTGTTCTCAGCTGTAGCTTCTAGATCAGCTATGTTTTCTTCTGAGGCTTTAGCAACAGAGCCATCTCTATTTTCTTCTGGAATATTTTTCTCTCTCCATTCATCTTTCTTATCAGGATTAAATACAGAAAGTCCTGTCTCCGGGTCAACTTTTTTCTCGGGGCCATCATATATACCAAGTCCAGTATCAGTACCCATCATTCTGCCTTGAGCTTCACCTTGACTCTCTACTTCTAGATCTCTTTGCGCTGCCTCTTTAAACTGAAGATCTCCTTGAAGGCTTTCAAAGTTTGAAAGTCCACCTGTATTAGCATCTCCAAAAATACGAGACTTATCAAATACTTGCCCTACAGCATTCTTTGATAAATTCATTCTACCTATTGTTTGGTTTAGAGTTCTATTAAATACTCCTCCACCTATAGCTTTTGCTTTGGCAAATCCTGTTTTACCCTCAGCATCTTTTCCTACATTACCTTTATCAAATATACCTTTAAAGCCTTTACTATCAGGTGTTCCAAATAATCTATCTTTAGAGTCTTGTGCTTGAAGAGGATCTCCCTGATTAACTCCAAAGAAAGCTTTAGTTATGGAATTTGCTTTACTAGAACCTATCAAACCATCTTCAAGTAAAGATTTACTCCTTTCTTTACCTGCAGATTTGTTGTTAACTTCATCCAAGTTTAGCATTTTTGCTAAGTCTTCTCCGCCTGTAATTTTAAGTCTTTCTATACCTTTAGTTACATCGCCTCTTAATTGGTTTTGTTTGCTAGGATCTTTATTTTCTTGCATTGCTCCCAATGCTTTTATAACATCACCTAAGTCTGTTTTGGCACCTTCATTATCATCCAATGCCTTTTGTACAGCAGCTGCGTTAGCTCCTATATTTTTATTTAATTCTGCTGCTCCTTGTGAGCCTTGATTTTGTAATCTGTTTCTTGTTGTTCCTACAACACCCTGAGATATTCTAACATCTTCTGCCAATGCTTTAATAGGATCTGTTTCTGCAAAAGATGTTGTAGCTTTTCCATCTACGCCTATTCCTTTTTCAATAAATTTAGCAGTACCTGTTGTTTTATAATCACCCGCTCTTTTAATATTCTTGCCGGCAATTTTTAATTCTTCGTCTTCTCTAAACACAAGATTCTGTGTTCTATCAAACATGTCCATGTTAGGATCAAATTCTTGTCCAGATATTTTTCTTTTATTTAAACTTTCGCCTGTTGTTTTAACATCGGCGGAGAGAGCACCTACATCTTTAACCTTACCTTCTCTCTTTAAGGCAGCTTGATCTCTTTCATATTGTCTGGCATAGTCTTCATCATCCATGCCATAGCCTTTACGCTTTTTCGCTGTGTCTAATTTT